TCCAGGTTTTGTAGCCATGATTTAACACTTCCATCGTTTGAGTGATGCCTTGGCCCGTTCTGCTGGACCTTTGGCGTTTTTGACAACCCCTTCCATGCGGGCACAGAACGAATCTTTACGGCCTTGATCGGCCTTTGTCTTGGGGCTGGGCGCTGGCGCTTTGAGATTCGAGCCAGTAGCTGCGTTGTACTTCGCACGACCCTTTTCTGTCAAGCCCGCGCCTTTGGACACCGGCAGCTTCTCGCCGCGACCGACACTGAGTGAGACACTTTTCTTTGTAGCCATCACGACCCCATCCAAGAGTTGAAACGCGCGCCGTTCTGCGCGTTTCTGCGCGTTGCGGTGTGCCCAGTGTACTCACCCCGGCTTGCGACTGGGTACGAGAACGTCAGCGCGATGGCGTCGGCCGCGTCTGGTGATGCCAGGCCCCGCGCTTTCATGTCCTTTTTCGACTCCAAGAAGATCGAGCCTTTGGAGTCGGGCTTCATCATAGGCGAGATCAGGTCAGTTTTCAAGAACCTGTCGCTTGGAATGCTGGCCGACTTGAGCCAGTCGCGCATGTCGCCCCAGATTTGCGCCCTCATGTTGCCGTACATGGCCGGGTTGCGCGACTTCCAGCCAAAGTTCACGCCCTTGATCTTGTACCGCTGCTCTTTGAGCCGGTCCACGATGCCCGCGCCCAGCCGGCCCTCGTCGATGAACACCATCACCGGCTTGAACTCCTCGATAGCCTCGATGACGTGCCCGACCACCGTCATGGTGTCGTCGCCCCGGTGCCGGATGATGCGCGTGATGTCCCGCCCCTGCCGGATCGCCAGCACCGTGGCGTCGGCCCCGAACCGCGCGGGGTCCACGCCGATCACGATGGGCGCGCTTGGGTCTTTGTACAGCGGCCTCTTCATGGCGTCGTCCACCACCAGGCTGGAGATGAACTGGTCGTCGCCTGCATTCGGAAACTCGCCGTACACCTCAACGTGCGCTTGTGCGGAGTCGGCCCCGTACTCGTCAATGATCTGCTGATAGACCTGCTTGTCCGTGCCCTCGACTGTGCGGGCGTCGACCACCTTGGTGTGCCAAAACTCCCGCTTGCTGTGGAACGTCTCGTAGAAGTACCCCGAGTTGCGCCGTGGGTTGGAGAACGCCAGCCAGAAACGGTTGGGTGTGTTCTCCGTAAAGAAACCAGCCGTCACCGCCCAGATGGCGTCGTCGATACCTGATGCCTCGTCGAAGATCACCATCACACCGTCGAAGTTGTGCACGCCCGCGTAGGCGTCAGGGTTTTCGGCCGACCACAGTCTGCCCTCGACGCCCCAGTAACGCGTGCCTTTGCGCAGGTCGCGCTCGACCAGCTCGGTCAGCCACTTGGCTGGCATCAGCCTGGTGGCGCTTACCTCAAACCAGTGGCTGTTAAGCGACATCGCCAGCCACTTGGTGATCTCGGCCCATGTGATCGAGCGCAGCTGTGACTCTGAGTTAGCCGACACAATGGTCGTCGAGCCGATGCGGGTGGACAGCATCCAGATCACGATCCAGCTGACCAACGCCGACTTGCCGATACCGCGGCCCGATGAGACTGCGTGCCGTAAGGTGTTGAAGTCCACCTCGCCTTTGTTTGCTTTGATGTGGTCGCCGATCTGCTGGAGCACCTCGCGCTGCCACTTGCGTGGGCCGTTGAAGTGCTCCAGTGGCGTGCCCTTGACGCCCCACGGGAACGTGTACAGCACGAACGCCAGTGGGTTGTCCTTGTACTGCGGCGCCCAGAGGCGCGCCATGAGTTCTTGTTCGTCTTCGGCCGAGTAGATGGTGGTTTGCATTATGCGGCTGCCTGCTTGTGGGGTGCTAGTCGTGCTTGCAGTGGCTGAGTAGGCTCGCGCGCGATGATGTCCGTCACGCTGCTGTCGATCACATCTGCTGCTCTGCGCTCAGCCTCGGCCAGTGCGCCCAGGATGCTGATTTGCTGGTTAACGTCCACTGTGATGGCCTGCTTGGCTACCCAGCCGTGGACGTTTTGCAGAATGGCCAGACTGGCCTTGGCGTCGCCCTCTTCAGCTGCTTTGTGCAGCTGTTGGGACGCAAGCAGCTCCCCATCGGCGCGGCCTTTTTGTTCGGCCAGCTGCGCCACTCTATCCAACTCGCACAACTGCCGGTAGGCGGTGGGCACCATGCCTGCTGCTAACGCCAGGTTGTCGCCCTTCAACCCGAGCTTGGCTGCGTCGTAGATGCGGTTAAGCACCGCCTCGGTGGCGCGCACTTCATTGATGACAAGTGGCAGTGAATGAAAACTCATAGATGTATGGCCGCGTGGATGCGTGCGTGCATCTTATACCAAAAAATAAAAATTGTTCGTGAACGCTACGCTACCGTTAGGCCCATCCGCTCGGCCCTGCCCCCTCCCCCTTCCAACTTTGTGGACCATGCGGACTGTCCACAGCAGTCAGCAGCCGGGCACACTACTGTATGCCTATACACCACTGTATGAACTGTGGTTTGTGGACAATGTGGACAATCGTTTAGCACATGGTCCACATTGTCCACACGGTCACGCGGCCAAAATGCGCTGCGCTGTGGGCGCGATGAGTTGTGGACACTGTGGACCATTTGGACGATGAATTTAAATCGCTGTACCCTATTTGCCTATTTTTTAAGCAGTTGTTTTCTACCCTATAAATAAACAACTATCCACAATATCCACAACACCCCACAACCCTATGCGCCACGCCACTTCCAGCGTGGGTCACGCCCCATCATTTCACACATCCACACCCCACCCACAATATCCACACTGGCGTCAAAAGCCTGGAAAATAGGATCCTCCTGGTGAAGACCCCATAATTTAGTCAAGTATTGCGAATAACGCTTGCAAGCGTAAAAGAATCTTTTACAATAGACACATCAACAACCAACGGAGCACTGTATGAACCTCGAACAACTCATGACCTGCATCGAAGATTTGCACGATGCAACGCCTCACGCCTCATTCGATTGGCTCGCCAATTACATCTACACACGGCAGACGCACTACACACTGGCCGAGATCAAAACCACCATCATCGCAACGATTGGATAAACCATGACACAGCTCAAAACCATCGACTCGTCCAAGATCACTTGGACTGTTTTCCCCTCAACAACTCGCGAAGAACCCGCCGAGATTTACTGCGCAGACGGTGACGGCATCCTGCAAGTCGTGGTCTACGCCGACCGCATCGAGTTGCTCGATCAGTTGGATGTGTGCCAAACATGGCCGACCGGCGCCGACATTGCCGCTGTCTTGGAAGTCGCGCAAGCCTACCTTGAGGCCAACTACGCCGAAATCTACGAGGACGCGATGCACTGGAATGACGACAACGACGCCGACTTGTTCGCTGTCTTGAATGGGGTCAAGCCATGACACGCGACACCATCCTCGACATCCTCACCGCCGTGCTAATCGGCCTCGCCTTGTGCGCCCTCGTCCTCCACGGGCTTGACGCCCTCTTTTATTGAAAGACTCACGACCATGACAACCCGAATCACCCGCGCATTTCTTGACGCCAAAACCACCACCCTCAACAGCATGACGAAATCACCGTCCGAGCCATATCGCACCGTTGACGGCAAAGCCGTGCCCAACGTGGGCAACTATCACATAAGCGGCGCTTATGGCGGGTACTGCCTGCACCGTATGTGCAATGAGGGCGGCGGCGTGTCTGATGTGTTCAGCATCGGCCACGTTTCCGCCCGTGAGTTGGCGGGGCTGATGTCCGCCTATATGGCGGGTCTGTATGACGCAACAAGGGGCGCAACATGAGCGACTACCACATCGCAACTGTGCAAATCAGCACCATTTGGCAAGGTGGGGACTTGTTTCCCGCTGTCATCTTGACCGATGACGATAAATATATTGAATACATCCTTTTAGGCGACCGTGATGTTAAAGGCGCATGGATTGACAAGCCAAGTATCCGACACGCACCAAAAGGCAACGACCGGGGCGCATACCCGCGGCAAGACCAAGCATTCCGCAGAGCAAACCACGCCAGCCTGCAACACGCTGTAAACCTTTTGAATGGGACTGAATATCATGACTGACGTCTACACCACGCCCATCCGCACCGAGGCAGACGCCGAGGGTTTCTTCTTTCAGTTGCACCAACTGGGGCGGCTGTTCCACCCCGAGGACAATCCCGCCGAAGTGGTCAACGGCGCGTCAGGCGGCTGGCTGTTCACCAAGGAACAAGCCCAGCACCTGCGCGACCGCCTCGATGAGGTATACGAGGTCATGGACGACCCCTGCGAGTATTGCCTGACCCTGACCCACCCAGACAGCGACCGTGACGACGACCACGGGTTAAGCGCTGCTGACCGTGCCCAGTTCTACGGCCCATCAGCACGATAAAAGGAGAACACCATGCAAATCGACTTTATGCGCATCCCCTCAAGCGAGGCCGAGCGGCTCTGCCACGCCGAGGGCTTTGAAAACGCCGCCAAACTGTTTGCGCGGATTGTTGACCTTGAGGCCCTCAACTTGAAATTGACTCAAGAAAACGAAATCTTGCGCGATCAGTTGGCCGACATGGAAAGGCTGACCCCATGACGGCCGCGCTAGCGGCCCTTGCCGTCGCATTGCTGGCGGTACTGTTCAACCTATAAAAAAGGGGCCTCACGGCCCCTTATTCATTTGACCAGCCGCACGCTGGTGGGTGGCGCGGCCTCGACCATGTCCCTCAGTTCCGATTTGCCTATCTCGGCCATGTCAGGCGCGCAGAAGATGTGCTTCTTGTTGTCATGGCGGCGCGACTTGAGGCGGCCCATGTCTACCCATCCAGCCTCCTTGAGGGCGTGCAGGAGGGCAGGCTGGACAATCTTGACGCTGCCCTGAACCGACCCTTGCAGGCGATCGCACAGCGCGTGCCAAGGCGCGCCGACAACGCCTTTGGAGAACTCGCCTAGGCGGTTGCGCATCAAGTCCACCAAGAACGCTTCAGCGCCGCTCATCCCCGCCTCGACCATGATGGCCTTGGCCTCGGTCATGAAGGGCGTGGCGCCAGGATTGAACGCGGACACGTTGCGGGTGTGCAACCAGGCGGCCACGGCCGACTTGCCGCCAGACTCAAGCCAAGCCCAAATGGCCGCGCCTTCGTCGTCGGTCATGCGGGGGGCGTCTGACCAGATGACAAACCAGCGGCGATCGTCAGAGGGCAAATTGATGGCCACCCGCTCGTTAGAGAACGCGATCACTTGCAGACGGTTCACCAGGTCATATGGGGCCAAGCCCTTGCGCTGCACTGACAGGTACTCAGGGGGCGCAGCGATCAGGGGCTTGAGGGTGTTCTCAAGGGCGCGGCGGTCCTTGGCCTCGGACTGGCGCAACTCGTTGACGACCAGCACCTCAGTCTCAAGGGCGTAGCCCCACTGGGAGGTGATCTCCTCGTTACGGACAAGGGAGACGTTTTTGAGGGACGGGCCACCGATGGCCCAGAAGAACGGTGACCAGAGGGTGTCTTTGCCGCTGCCAGGGTTGCCACCATGCAGGACAGCGTGGTTGATCTTGCGGTTGGGGTATTGGACCTTGAAGGCCATCACGTCAAGGACGTGCTCACGCTCGCGCTTGTCGGGGATCATGCGCTCAAGGTGGGCCAGCCACGGCTGGACGTTACCCACCACAGCCACGGGCCGCGCATCGCGCCAGCGGTTGCCGTACACGATGCCATCACGAGCGCATAGG